CTGAATTTGGAAAGCATGCACCAGGTAACAATTATTTTGGTATTAAAAATAAAAATGGTAACAGTTTATCAACGCAGGAATTTGAAAATGGTAAAATGGTTACTAAAAAACAAAATTTTGCGTCATATGGTAGCAGAGAAGAATCAAATGCCGCCTATATTAAATTTTTACAAAAAAATAAAAGATATAAAAAAGTTCTTGCTGCTGGAGACATTTATACAGCAATGTCAGCCATTGGTATAGCCAGATATGCAAGTGATCAAAACTACGTTCAAAAAATAAGTAAAATAGAGTTGGCAAAAGGTAAAGTAAATTCAGGCGCGCCTGTAGCAAGAGAATTGACAACAGAAATCGCAAAAGAAGATACTTCATACAGACAACAAGTTTTAGATAAAGTAAATGCTAGAAGAAATAGCACAAGTGACAGTAAACCTGTTGCAGGTCCAACAGTAATAGCTGATAATAGCTCTACAACAGTGCCAAATAGAACACCAGATTCAATGTATAATGGTATATTTTTAATACAGGTTGCAACATAATAGAGGGATATAATATGGCAGAAGATGATGTAAGAAAAGGTGGACGTGGAAGCTGGGCAAGTGACTGGCAGCCAAATGAAGGAATACCATTAATTCAATGTTATCCAACGTTGCCGTATAAATTAATTGATTCAATGACAAAAATTAGATTTACAGCAAAAGTCATAAGGTCACAAGCTAAAAATGCAAGAGCTGGCGAAAAAACAAATGTTATTGAGGGCGAGACTGTTGCAATATTTGAGTTCATCGCTCCTAGTGAAATAATTGAATCTATTTCACATTCATGGGAATCATATGATAGTTCTGCAAGTAAATTACAAGAAGCAGCGATTGCAGGAATTAAAGGTCTTAACGAAGCCGAAATGGGTTTAAAATCTGTTTTAAGTATAGCTCAAAATGCAACATTTAAAGATACATTACAAACAGCACTAGCGGGTAATGTTGAAAATACAAGAATTGATGTTCCATTAGTATATAAAAATTCAGAAAGAAGAAAGTTTGAATTTACATTTAATATGGGATATTATGATGATCCAGATGAAGAAATAATAATGCCAGTTAAAACATTATCTGGACTATCTTGTGCAAGTTTACCAATAGATAAAACAACAGGCAATAATGCAATAGGTGCTGTACAAGCTCCATGTTTATTCGAGATTATATCTTCTCCAGGTGAGATAATTTATATTAAACATGCTGCACTTTTAACAGTTCAGCCAACATATAGAGGTCCATTTCGTGGTGGATTCCCTTCATCATGTGAGTTGCACTTATCATTTGAAGAAATTGAACCTTTATGGAGTTCTGCATTTAAAAAACAGTCAAGTGTTGTATTATCAACAGAAAGTATTACAGTAAAAACACCCGATACATCTAATCTTAAACCAGGCGATAAAGGAACATCTGCCGGATCGAATATAAGATGGTTTAACCCCGGTGGAAACCTATGGTAGACTACAAGGAGAAACAATGGCAACTAAAAAAATAACAGATAAGACATTTGAAGATATTACAAGCCATTCATTGAGTAATACATCAATGTTAAATTTATTTAATGTTCTTGAAGATAGTGATAGGATTAAGTTCCTAAATATATTCAAGCCATATGTCATTAATGAAACAATTTTGGCAAATATTCTATATTACTATACATACGAAGTCAATGACACTGACTGGGCTGACATGATTGCCTGGAAGAATTATCGAGACCAGAATCTATGGTGGGTTATATGTTTGACAAATAACATCATTAATCCATTTGAGGAAATTGAACAATCAATGAACATGAAAATATTGAATAAAAACATCATTCCAATAATAATTAGGGAAATACAAGAAATTAAGAGAAAATAATGGATAAAAAACCGGGAACTGGAAATATTAGTGTTAAACTACGAACTATTGTAGGAGAAGTAACAATAGCAATGGCAGATGTTATTGAAATATATTTTATGGAAGATATAACATCAGCATGCATTTCAGGAAAAATTACATTTAATGATAGAATTGGACTATTAGAGCAATGTTCATTTACAGGTCACGAAAACATAACAGTTCAATATGGTGAAGTCGATTTCATAGAAAAACTGTTTACATTGCATAGTGTTGCTAAAATATCAGAATCACTCCAAACAGAAGGTTCATCATTTTCACAAGTAGAATTGTTTTTTTCAGAGCCACAGTATCAAAATCTTGCCATGAACACATATAGCAAGTCATGGAATAATGAAACAATTTCAACAATAGTCCAGGACATATACTTGAACATGGGTCTTGGACAGCCTTTCATCAAGTTTGAGAAGTCCAATGAAAAAATATCATTCTGTATGCCATACTGGACACCAATAGAGTCTATTAACTGGTTGATGAAAAGAGCATCTGGGTCCGTTACCAATACAGCAGGATACCTTCTATATTCTAATAACAAGGGTCCAAATTTTATTACATTGGAGAACTTATTAAGAAACGGCACCGAGGACATTGACCCGTATTCATTTGATGCGCAGGACATAACATATTTGAATAAAATTATTGATTGGTCTATAACAGGCATTGATGGAATAGCATTAAGCAAGTTGCAGGGTGGAACTATGTTGGGGTATGACTTTAATACAAAAAGTTTGATAAGACAGTTATATGACTATAAGAACACCATAAAAAAATACACAATGGCAGGACACAATACATTGTTTCCTGATATAAGCAACACAGGTGTCAACATAGGCATGCCAGGAGACAGTGATCCTGTGCTCCTTAGAAATATGGCGCACTCAGAGTTCATAAAACGATATATGTATCAGTTACAGTTGAATGTCACTGTTCGTGGGCATGAGAATAGGCACGTTGGACAGATCACCAATGTTCAATGGCCGAGTGTTAATAAGCCTGAATATATCCACAAGGCAATGGATGGAAAATACATGATTACGACAATAGTGAATCAGTTTAATAGTAGAATGTCGCCAATGTGGAAGCAGAACATGGTTATGATTAAGACAGCGTACACAAATTCTGATTTCAAGTTATTGCATAAGTCAACAATAGTGGCTGAAAAGCCAAATGCAGCCAAGGTAGGAATAACAAAATGAAAATAACACCAGAAATAATAGATAACTTTCACATAACAAAAACCGGCCGTTTAATTGATAAAAAAACAGGTGCAAAATGCTTTTATTATGATGCATGTAAAGAATGTGGTGAACCATATATCGGTCAACGATATTCAAAAGGATATTGTAGTAAATATTGCAATTGGAAAAACAATTCTAAATTAAATGATGTAAGTGGATCAAAAAATGGATTTTATAATAAGCATCATACAGTAGAATCAAAAAAAAAGAATAGTGAATGGCATATTGGCAAATATCCTTCTGAAGAAACAAGAAAAAAATATTCAATTAATAATTCTGGTTCTGGCAATCCTAATTGGAAAGGCGGAACATACACATATGGATCATATCCACCTCTATGGCAGAAAATAAGAAAATCAATTATTATAAGAGATAATAATAATTGTCAAAATCCATATTGTGAAGGCATTATAAGTAATAGAATATGTGTACATCACATTGATTATAATAAATATAATTGTAATGAAAACAATTTAATTTTATTGTGTAACAGTTGCCATATAAAATCAAATTCTAATAGAAATCTGCACAAAATGTTTTATAATGATATTATTTATAAAAAATCTAGTGGTGGCACCCTAACAGCTAAGGAGATTAATTGTTGAAAAATCCATTTAGTGATATAACATTACAAAGGAATAGATTAACTGGAATCTTCAGGGGGGTGGTTTGAAAACAACATTTCACCTGATAAAGATGGTCGTTGTCAGATAAGAGTGTTTGGTGTTCACTGTCCTGAGAAGGTTAAGTCCACCACAACAGGTATTCCCACCTCCGAACTTCCATGGGCAGAGCCAGCAATAAGCGTGCTTGAGGGTGCTATATCTGGGTTTGGAGTGTTTGGCGTTCCATTGCAAGGCTCTCATGTGTTCGTGTTCTTTGAGAACGGGAATCCAATGAAGCCAATATATTTTGCAGCAGCTCCTGGCATACCAATGGGTGTACCAGACAACACTAAGGGGTTCAGTGACCCGAATGGTGTTTATCCAACAACTGAAAGAATGTTCGAGCCAGACTGGGATGGTGGCACTGAAACCAACTCGGTGTATCCACATGACATATTATTCAGGGCCCATGGTGGCCATGAAATTGAAGTGGACTCAACACCGGGGTACAAGCGGTATAGAATGTATCACCCATCTGGAACAGTTATTGTTGTGGATAATTCTGGAAACGTTGATATATCAGTGGTTTCTAATGAAACACGAACAATTACAATTAATAGGACAACAACAATTGGCGGTGATGATACAACAACAATATCAGGCGATCAATCGAACAATGTTACTGGTAATTTGACTGAGGTTGTCGCTGGAGACGATAAAAAGAGTGTAACAGGTAGTTCATCAGAAAATGTTGTCGGTGACAAGGATGTAACCACTGCTAAACTCACAATAAATGTTATGGGAGAATGTAGCATTATTGCAGGTGGTACTGTTACAATAGACTCACCAAGTGTCATGCTGGGTACAGGTCCAAGGCTGACATTATTAAATTCTCGGGCTGCTGATGTTTATAACTCACACACACATGATAACAGCTCTACACCGAATCAGACAATAACGGCTGATTCACAAACGACT